AGCGGACGGTAGCCCAAAGGCTAACGTCGTAAACAAGGCCGCTGGCCGAACAGTTTCTACTTCGGAACGCGAAGCTGCTTGGCAAGAGGCACTGAACTCATAGAGGTGAGTTATGGCTGTAACTGTTCAAAGCGTTATTGATCGCGTTCAGGCGATACTGCAGGACACCACCGGTATTCGCTGGCCTGTTGTCAGCGAGTTGGTTCTCTTTGTGAACGACGCTCAGCGCGAGGTTGCGTTACTCAAGCCAGATGCCAGTGCGGTAAATGCCACGGTCACTTTGGCAACAGGGACAAAACAGGATATACCCACCGCTGGGAATCGCCTGTTACGTGTTGTGCGTAACATGTCAGCTGCATCCGGTGGTACAGGTAAGCGATCAGTACGGTTGGTATCCAGAGATATTCTGGATTCGCAAACCCCTGATTGGCATGACCCTACTGTCAGCGGTGATGCAGCGCATACCAATATCATCAAACACTACGTCTACGATGAGCAGAACCCACGCAACTACTATGTGTATCCAGGGGTAGCAGGCAGTGCTTATGTAGAGATTGTGTATTCTGCTAATCCGACAACCGTCGCGCAGAACGGCAACTTATCCATACCGGACATTTTTGCTAACGCGGTAGCGGACTACGTGCTGTTTAGGGCCTACACCAAAGATGCCGAATACGCCGGAAATGTTCAGCGTGCCAGCACGCATTACAACCTCTTCATCAATTCGGTCACTGGTAAAGGCCAGATCGACATCATCACGTCGCCTAACAGTGATCTACAGCAAAATGTAACGCTGCCTTCGCAAGCGCAGGGGTAAGACATGGCGTCTTATGAGTCGTTGCTACCAGAGATCATCCCGATGGTATCAAGCTGCCCTGATACGCTGATTGAAAACAGCATCCGGTCAGCCACCATTGAGTTGTGTGAAAAGGCAAAGGTCTATCAGGTTGAACTAGATCCGATTACGGCGATAGCAAACCTGTTTGAGTATGACTTGGAACCGCCTTCAGGCACCGTGGTGCATGAAATTTTGTGGGCCACTTACGACGGAAAAGACCTAGAACCGATTACGTCGGCACTACTAGAGCAGCGGCTCCCACAGTGGCGGCAGTCTGGGAATCAAAGCACCCCTGAGTACTTCGTAAAACAGTCACAGAGCCTGTTTTATCTAGCCCCAGTACCAAACGAAACCAAGCCAGCAGCAGTGCTTGTACGGGCCATTGTGAAGCCCACACACACGTCTACGTCGTGCAGTAACGACGTTATGAATGATTACCGAGACACGATCATCAATGGTGCTTTGCTACGCCTGTTGCGATTGCCTGGGCGAGAGTTTACGGACTACGCCGCTGCGGGAGTCTACTCCGCACTGTTTAACGAAGGCATTGTTGAAGCGGAGAAGCGAGGCAGACAAACAGAAACCAGAGTAACTAGGAAGGTTGCCTATGGCGGACTCGGAAAAAATTATCGACTTACCAGAACGAAGTACTCCAGAGGTTGAACCAGTTATTGGTGACATTCGTCAAGACTGGGATCGTGTGCGTCTTGGTGTCGAGGCAATCCTACAGGCTAATCCGAAGCTGTCTTTCAGACCTGAGGATGTCTACGCCGAAGTGGTGGCGGGTCATGCGATCTATTGGAAAGCGCCTGAAGGATTTGTGGTTACGAGCATTGAGGTGGATGGATTCACATCCGAGAAGACCTTCTATATCTGGCTGGCTTGGTCAGAACGTAGAGGGCAGAAGAATGTCCTCAAGTATCAGGACTTCTTTAAGCGCGTTGCGCATGAAGTTGGAACAGTTGCGTTAGAGGTGAGAACTACGGTGCCTGATATGAAGGCATTGCTCACCACGACGGGCTGGCACATAGAAGACGTTGTTTACAGGTATAGGTTAGAAGATGGGTAGTAAACCGAAGAAACAAGAGTACCAAGCGACAGACGAAGAGAAGGCATCTGCATCGGTAGCAAAAGCGAATTACGACTTTTTCAAGCAGAACTATGCACCGCTGTTACGTGAGATGCGTGATCAAACACAGTCGCAAGATAATCGCCTTGCGCTTCGTGGTCGGGCAAATGCAGACACCATGCAAGCGCTGACTTCCCAGCCTACGTTCCAGCAGACACAGAATGTGTCCGGCGCTGGAGAGCTATCTCAGGCGCTCGGTGGGCAGCTTGGTGTTGCCGATGCGTCGGCTAAAAACATTCAAAACAAAGCCAGCAGTAACGTGCTGGGTATCGCACGCGGTCAGGCAGCGGACGCTCAAAGCGGTATGGCGCAAGCCTCTCGCCTAGCCACTAGCGAAGCATTGAACCGAGCAAGGGCTAATCAGCAAGTTCGTGGTGCGCGAAATGCTGCAGCAGGACAAATAGCTGGCGCAGCGCTACTAGCATACGACGAAAGGAAAAATCCTGAAGGTAATTCTTTGCTCAGTCGTGGGTTAGATGGACTTGGGAGGATTGGCTAGATGGCAGCGCGTGAGTACCTGGGTGACGATTCGGACAATACTGTTGGAACGGACACGTCCGGTCTTAATTCTGATATGAGTTTGTCAGAGGTTACTGATCCACGTCAGACTTATGCGTCAATTACGCGGGGTGAGTACAACGATTTCGTGCGCGACTTCCGCGACTTTGAGTTGGAGCAGATTGAACGCGCTCGTACAGACACATCGTTGATAGATGCAGCGCGTGAAGATTCTGCTATGGCAGGACAGATAGCAGGTCAGATAGCACAGCGTAATCTTTCTCGCTACGGCGGTCAGCTAACACCGGCTCAGCAACGTGCCCAGTCTCGCAGTTTGAATCGAAACACCACTTTGGGATCTATTCAGGCGCTCAGTGATGCACGCATTGCTCAGCGTGAAGCAAACCAAGCATTGCTTTCGGATCTCATCAACATCGGTCAAGGCGTAAACCGCGCATCTCAGACCCAGTTAGGTAGCGCAGCAGCTGATGCTAGCGCACGAGAGCAGGCATACAAAAACGCGAAGGCTCAATCTAAGGCACAGACGTATCAAACGGTTGGCAGCTTAGCTAGTGCAGCAATACTCGCGGCGTTTATTTAGGTGGTGCTATGAGCATTCTTGAAGGTTTAGCAGCAGGTATCAGGCAAGGTCAGAATTACGCTGGGGTTCGACAGCAACGACGCCTTGCTGAAGAGGAAAACAGACGCGCTGATCGCCGTCTTGAGTTGGATGAAAATCAGGAATCTAGGCTCGCTGCAGCGGAGCAACGTGCCATTGGTATAGAGAGCGATGCTAATAGAGAACGAGACGCTAAATTTGAGGATACACAGTTAGCAAGACGTCAGCGAGATGCGTCAAGGGTTTATAGCAATATGCTGGCAGACGGGTTTACCGAGATCGATGACGAGGGTTTTGTTGGTTTATCCGGCAGCTACAAGACTAAACTGTTAGACGGAGACGAGTTTGCACAGGGATATTTCTTACAGAAATTAAACTTTGCCAAGCGAGATTTTGTTCCGGCTGACTTCAAAGTAGATCGGATCAATCAGACGGTTGACCCTGAAACGGGAGAGCGGCTGTTTACGGTAGGCGGGTCTTATGAGGACGGACGCGGCGGTGTTCTAACAGAAAGCGGAGCTTCCGACGATTCTGCTGCAGGCAAACTATTTACTGAGCAGGAGTTATTCGGACTTGCGCGTACAGCGTTTCGCGGTACGGACGGGATATTACAGACCCAAACACAACAGTATGGGGGGTATGACCGCACCGCCTATCGGAATTCGATCAACTTAGGTCTGACGCAAGGCAATATTTTTGACAAATTATCAAGCAACCCAGCCGCGCAACGGCAAGTGCAAGCAGTTCTAGGGTCAGCTGAAACACCAAAAGAAGAAGTTGAGCTTACGAATCAGATAGCTGCAGACGTAGGCGTTGCGCCTGTTAAAAAAGAAGAGTCTGCGGAAACAGATACAGAGCAAAAACAACAACCGGAAGATAATTCAGATCGCATTGCCGAACTGGAGGCACAGCTAAGGGAAATCCAAGCAAGACCCACCGCTGGGAAAAGAGGGAATGTTAATGCTGCTAGCAAAATACGTGCTGAAATCCGACGCCTGCAGCCCAAACCGAAAGACTCGAATGCTGGGCGAACCAGAGGAGAGCGCAAGTTTGCGCCGTTACCTGCCGTTGTTGAAGAGCAGTTAGCGCCTACAGTAGAGAACAAAACCAAAGAAGAAATTGATGCACTTACCGACAACGGTGAAGTTGTCGTTACAGAGGCCGCAGCTAATGCAATGTCAAAAGAGCTTCAACAGGAAGGCGTGGAGACGGTGGAGGATATTGTCAAGCTAGACCCCCGCCGTCAGATGTACATGTATGCGATGTTGGTTGCGGCTGCTCCGGAAGGAAACCGCCCAGCCATCCGTGATAAAATGACTAACATCTTAGAGACTGGTATTTCGGATCGCGGTGAATCTGTGCGCAAAACACAAGACACCGTTAGTAGACAATTAAATGCGGAAACAAATCGCGGTGAGTTCAAGCTCAAATATGACAAGTACGC